TTACATGTGGCGCAAGACTTCCAGCGTTTTTTCCTCTTCTTGTTTTTGACTCTCTTCCAATAGATGACTGTACGTAGATAGTGTAGTGGCAATATCTGCATGACCTAATCTTTTAGAAATATAATGAATAGAAATGCCTTCATGCAATAACATTGAACAATGTGTGTGTCTAATTGAGTGTAGAGTATAATTGCCTAATTGATTATTCAAACAAAACCTTTGTAAAACTTTACTTACAGCATTGTGAGTAATTAAGTTTGCACCAGTTCTGAATATATCTCCGTCTAAATTAATAGGGAAGTCGTTTAAAACTTGTCTTACATGTTTAATATCTTCTTTTGTAATTTTAATTACACGATCTGATGTTTCATTTTTTGTACCACGTATATGAACAGTTTCATTATTTAGATTGAAATCTTTATATTGCATTTTTTGTATTTCGCTAAATCTTGCACCTGTGACAATTGCTAAATAAATGAACAAATAAGATAGTTTGTTTTTACTTTTCGCATAATCTTTAAGATTATAATAATTTTTCAAACTCATAAATTTAAATTCTTCTGGTTTTTCTTTAATGGCTCCCTTTACGATTACTCGATGTGTCGGGTCTTTATACAACATTCCTTCATATACTGCATCTTGAATGGATGCACGTAAGCAATTATTCAATTTTCTTACTGACTCTGTAGCATGATTCTTTGCATAATCGTTGATTAACTCTTGGTAATTTGTTCTATTTAACTCTTTTATAGGTATATTACCTAAATATTTCTCGAAAATATTTTTAGCGTTATGATATGTTTGTAATGCTCTAGGAGTCAAATAAGGTTCTTTGTGCGTTGTAATCCACTTGTTAAAGTATTCAATAAAAGCGATATTGTTATCAAGTGTGAAACCTTTATTTGCTTTTTCAAAAGCTTCATTCATAGCAATCGTTGCATCTATTTTCTTTGGAAATCCTGCTTTCCTATATCTTTTACCATTTATTCTAAAGTCGTACTTCCAATTTTTACCATCTTTACTTACTGGCATATTCATTCCTCCTAAAAAAGATAAAAATATATAGGGCGTAGAAAGGCCCTATAACTTCATTATTTTTTATCAACTTTATCCGAAACTTTTCTTAAGCGTTTACTTGCTTCATTTGCAGTTACTTTTTTGGGTAGAGATTTATAAAAGATATTTCCTTTATCTGATTCAACTTCATAAATAATGTTACTCCTTTTAATCCTGCAACTTATAACTCTCATATATATCCCTCCTTTAAATTAGATAAAAATATATAGGGCAGTAGGGGCTGCCCTTGAAGATTAATTTTGTTGTATATCTGATTTGTTAATATTCCATTTAGCTTTAACAGTATCTAGGTTAGGCATGAAATCCATCTCTAAAGTATATTTTTCACTGTCTGGAACATCGTAAGTAATATAGCCTTCACCAGTATTATCTTTGTTTAATTGATGGGAAAAACCATCACTCGTATCACCGTTACCATACCAAGTTTCATAGTTCTCTCCGTTCACTTTCATACTAAAATCATTATCTTGAACTAAAACTTGGTCATCATTGCGATTTTTGAATTTAAAGTAAACTTTTAAAGCTTTTCCGTTATCCGGTGCGCCAGCATCGTCTTCTTCAGATGGAGTTATATACTCAGCTTTAGTTAGGGTAACATCAACACCATCAGCTTTAACAGTATCTCCAACTTTATAAGTTTTGTTTGTATCAGAAGTGTTTTCAGTATCATCACTGGCTGAAGGTATTGAAGCAATTGCACTTATAAAACATATAAGACCAATTACAAATAAAACAATCGCACTGATTAAAGTACCTTTGACTTTCTTTCTTCTTGCCGCTTTAACAACTGTGATAATCAACATCACAATAAAAGCGATAGAAATTAGAAACCATAAAAACCATAACATTCCACATTTCTCCCTCATAATAAAGTTAATTTATATTAACAACCTACATTTGTATACACGTTTATAACTCGTGAGTGCAGATTAGTCATTCCCAATTATAATGTTCGAACACTTGCAAAGGTTCAAATTTAATTACATAACCCTTGTAATATACATCTAAACCGTATTTCATTTTATAATGTTTTAAAGTATTTAATACATATTCCTCTGAAACGTTAAAATATTCTGACATCTCAAACAAGTTATATACTCCGTGATAGAAAGCGTTAATAATTCCATCAAGCGAAATAGCTAATTCAGAGCCTAAACGTCTTGCTTTTAATTCAAATTTTCGATTTAGTATTTTGGATTGATCTCGAATATCTCCATATGTAACTAAATGATGTCCGATTTCCTCATACAAAGTTTCGAGTTTGTTTACAGAATTCATGCGTTTTTCAATAAGGATGACTTCACCTAAATATAAACCAGCAAGACCCTTCTTCAAATTGGTTTCCTCAATAATGATTTCATCATCATACTCTGCCAATAAATTTTCATAATTTCTCATGGAAACACCCCTTATTTTTTACGCTTGCTTTTAACGAATTCTGCGTAATCCAATATCTCTTGCCATTCTTCTTCTGTTAAATCACCATCTAAATGAGCAGCGATGGATTCAAAAGAATTTTTCGATTGTTTCTCCTCTAAACCTAACAAAAATTCAGGTGTAACTTTAAGAACATTGGCAAAATCATCCGCTCTGTTTAACGGAAATTCTCTGGATTTGTTTAAATATCTTGAAACTGTAGATTTAGCCATATTAGTTCTGCGTGCTAATTCACTAGTTGATAGATTTTGTTTGTCCATTAAATTGGTTATCACAGTAATGATTTCATCGTTGTTTCTCATAGTTAAGTACCGTCCTTTTAATTTGTTTCCGTATTGGAACAATACAAATATAACACACGTTCCCAATAAGCACAATAGAAAAAAGATAAAAACCCTTTAAATAGGTAAAAAATAGTTTTTTGAATAAATGTAAAAATAAATGCACTTAATGTGTTGACATTCGGGAACATGTTTGCAATAATATGAATTGTTCCCGATAGGAAACGTAAACGAGGTGACACATTTGAAACTGAATTTAGAAAGATTGAAACAAACTAGAATCGACAACGAATTTAGTCAGGAGTATATGACTAAGGAACTAGGTTGGAAGTCTAGATCTCAATATTCCAAGAGAGAAAGCGGGACAGTATCTATTGGTGCTGATGAATTGATAGCTATCGCTAAAATACTAGGATATAGCAAAGAAGAAGTAGGTTATTTTTTTGATTAAAACGTTCCCGAAATGAAACATAGGAAACGTTTAGTCAACGAAACTCAGCGCTCACATAGAGCATTTAAGAGCGAGAGTAGGCGACGATATGAGCCACACCATAATACATTAATGGTCATTGCCAAGACTGAATGTTGTATGTGGGTGCTGAAAGAAAAGGAGGAAATCAAATGCAAGGATTACAAAACAAACCGAATATATCTCAAATGTTCAATATTCAAGAAAAAGAAAATGGTGAAATTGCGATTAGTGGTCGTGAATTACATGAAGCGCTAGAAATTAAAACTCAATATACAAAGTGGTTTGAACGAATGACTGAATATGGTTATCAAAAAAACATTGATTATATAGCTATTAGTCAAAAAAGACTAACAGCTCAAGGAAACGTCACTACTTATATTGACCACGCACTAACAATAGATACTGCAAAAGAAATTGCGATGATTCAACGTAATGAGATTGGCCGAGCAGTTAGACAACACTTCATAAGAATTGAAGATGCTTGGAACAGTCCAGAAATGATAGTTGAGCGAGCATTACAAATCCAAACTAATAAAGTGGAAAAGTTAGAAGCGCAAGTTGAAGAAAACAAACCTAAAGTATTATTTGCAGATTCCGTAGTTGGAAGTCAAAGCTCAGTTTTAGTAGGAGAATTAGCAAAACTTCTTAAACAAAATGGAGTAGACATAGGTCAAAACAGATTATTCGAATGGATGAGAGAGAATGGATATCTCATAAAACAAAAAGGTGAGAACTACAATTTACCAACACAACGCAGTGCAGACTTAGAAATTATGGATATTAAGAAACGTACTATTAATAACCCAGACGGTTCAAGCCAAATCACAAGAACAACAAAAATTACTGGAAAAGGTCAGCAATACTTTATTAATAAATTTTTATCTGAATAGGAGGATATGATATGACGCAACTTACAGTAACTATTCCAGAACAATATGTAGTTATCACTCGTGAAGAATACCAGCAATTACAAGAAAAAGAAAAGCCAGTTTGGTGGTCGATGCAAGATTTGATAAACGAAACAGGATTTAAGCGTAACTGGTTGGTTGAAAACATACTGTATAACCCTAAATACATTAAACAACTAAAACAATTTGTTTATTATCCAGAGGGTGGCAAGTGGGCATTTAACAGAGAACCCATGCAATGTTTCTTAAAAGATAACTTTGAAGACATATTTAATTAAGGAGGTGATTATATGAACGGTATTTTATCAGTTTTAACATCAATCTTTGTAATGTCACTTTCATTCATATTTACAAATGATTTCATTTATCTAACAGTAATCTACTTTGCAACATTCTTCATAGCATACTGTTGGTTCTGGCCAGAGTTTTTCAAGGCAATAAAAAAGACCGCTAAGCGCGCCAACGCTTAACAGTCGAAGAGATTTATTAATTAAATGTATTTTAAATATACACAATCTCAGGGGGATTAGTCAAATGCATAAACACAGATTGTTAAATATTGTAACAGATTTAAATATCAAATTAGCACATTCAGATATAGAAGGCCATGTAATATTCAAACAATTTGATGGAAGCGAAATTGGAGTAGCGTTCACACATTTTAGCGATTACTACGAAAAAGGGTATGCAACCTTGTACATTTTTGACCATCACTCAATATCAGATGCCATTGTTAAATTCAATGAAATAAAAGAAGTGATGTCTGGAGAAAGGCTGATTACAGATGAAAGAAATAGTGACGTACTTAATTAAAATAAAAGATAGTCCATTTGACTTATATCTATCAAATAAACCTATGGCACCCGAGGATGCTAATTATACACGTAATCGAACTAGAGCTAGAGACTTTAACGGATTAGAAGATGCGAGTATAGATATGACAAATCACATAGCTATTAAAAAGACTGTAACTGAATCTACTGAATATGAGGAGATTGAATATGACTGAACAAACATTATTTAATCAACTTAACTCAATGAACGTAAACGATCATGTAGAGAAGAAACAAGGTTTATCTTACCTAGCTTGGTCATACGCACATCAAGAGTTGATGAAGATTGACCCTAACTATGAAATGAAGATACATGAATATCCACATCCTGATGTGACAAACGAACAATATTTCGTTCCATACCTAGCAAGTCCAGAAGGATATAGCGTGACGGTATCAATCACATTAAAAGGATTAACTAAGACAGAAACATTACCAGTATTAGATTTTAAAAATAAATCAGTACCATTCAAACAAGCAGATATGTTCCAAATCAATAAAACATATAAACGCGCTTTTGTTAAAGCAGCAGCATTACATGGCATAGGACTTTATCTATATCACGGAGAAGAAGCACCAGAAGCTAATGAATCAGATATTACTGAATTAAAAGATAAAATCAATCAATTTGTATCTATATCACAAGAAAACGGTAGAGACGCGACATTAGATAAAACTATGCGTTGGTTAGGCATTCAAGCAATTAATAAAGTTTCTCAAAAAGAAATTGCAAATGCACATGCGAAATTAGATGCAGGACTAAAACAATTAGACAAGGAGAATGAACAATGATTAATAGAGTAGTATTAGTTGGTCGATTAACTAAAGACCCAGAATTTAGAACAACACCAAGTGGGGTGAATATTGCCAACTTTACCCTAGCTGTTAATAGAACTTTTACAAATGCACAAGGTGAACGAGAAGCAGATTTTATCAATGTAGTTGTTTTCCGTAAACAAGCTGACAATGTAAACAACTATTTATTTAAAGGTCATTTAGCTGGTGTTGATGGTCGTATGCAATCACGTAGTTATGAAAACAATGAAGGTAAACGAATATTCGTTACCGAAGTAGTAGCGGATAGTGTTCAATTCATGGAACCTAAATCACAATCTAAAGGGCAAGCTCAACAACAAAGTGGACAAGCTAAGTCACAACAATCACCTGATAAGGACAACCCTTTTGCTAACGGTAACGCAGATATAGATACGGACGATCTCCCGTTCTGATTGGACTGATTAAATGCCAATTATTAAAAACTACATCCAACAAGATGACGGCACAATAACTGCAGTCATCGAGGGTGTAACTTTAGAAAGCAAAGACTTCTTACTGTTAGATAACGGACTAGAAGTAGAGTGCGATGTAATTGTGAGTGATCCGTACAAGATTACAGATAAACAACGTAGAAAGGTTTTCGCAATGGTAAGAGATATATTCAACCATTATGGACAGCCAATGGATTATTTAAGGTATATGTTCCAAAAACAATTAGAGTTTCTTAAAGGATATGAGCCTATATCGTTAAGCGATTGCAGCAGGAGACAAGCAAGTGAATTAATCGAGTTAATACTTGATTTTATATTCACTCACAACGTACCTATGAACAAGGCTACTAGCGACCTTATGAGCAACGATAAGTATTTCCTATATAAATCTACCATTAATAGAACTTGTGTTATATGTGGCACTCCAAATAGCGATTTAGCACATTATCAAGCAGTAGGTAGAGGACGAAATAGAAACAAGATAAATCATTACGGTAATAAAGTATTAGCATTATGTAGAAAACATCATAACCAACAGCACGACATGGGAATGAGTAGTTTTAATAAACTACATCATTTAGAAAATGCTTGGGTGGACATAGACGACAAATTAAATAGCATGTTACGAGGTGAGAAACAATGATAGCAAGACCTCTTAATTATAAAGATAGAATCGGCATTGCATATAGGATTATGCAAATTAGAACGCAAAGAAATTTTGATCAAACCGAGTTTGCAGAAATCATGGGAGTTACAAGAGTAACAGTTAATCGGTGGGAAAACAGAGTTTTAGTGCCACACATGAAGAAAATCAAATTAATGGCATTTATATTCAAGTTAAAACCTGAATGGATTTTGTACGGAGAAGGTGGAAAACATGGCAACATTTAGAGTTTATAAAGAGAGTGGGAACTTTGTTACGGTTCATAAGAATTTTATACATGATCCTAATATAAGTTGGAAAGCTAAAGGAATATTACTTTATTTACTAAGTCTACCAGACGACTGGCAAGTATATGAGAAAGAATTAGAAAAGCATAGTCTTGATGGCAGAGATAGTTTGAAGAACGGAATTAAAGAATTAGAAACAACTGGTTATATTGTCAGAACACGTAAACGTGATGATAAAGGGCGTTTAAGAGAATATGAATACTCTGTTTATGAACAACCTAACCAGAACGGATTATCCAACGTAGGTTTATCCAACGTAGGAAAAACCAACACAGGATTATCCAACGTAGGAAAACCCGTCCCTACTAATAATGACTTTACCAATAATGAATTAACTAATAATAACAATACTAATAATAACGGTAGTAGTGAACAGCCATCGCCGTTTGATTTCTATCAAGAAAATGGATTTGGAATGCTTAAACCTTTTGTAGCAGAACAGATTAATTATTGGATAGATGATTTCAAAGAGAATGGTAATCAAATTGTTAATGAAGCTATGAAAGAAGCAGTTAACAATAATGTTACAAACTGGAATTATGTGAACACGATACTAAAATCTTGGTACAACGATGGTGTTAAGAACTTAGAAGATATAAACGCAAGAAATAACAAACGTTCAAGTAAAAATAAAGTGTTAGCAGGGCAAGATCAATTAGAAAGAATGAAACATGACCCTAGTTATTGGGATTAGGAGTGATTAAATGAAACGTATGTTAAGCCCTAGAATAACGGAAACGCTTAAACAATATGAAGCTAACAATGTTGAGAAAGGACTGTATTGTGAAAAGTGTGGTAACAAATATGATTTGCACACATTTAGTAGTGGTTATGAATATCGTGACGGTTGCGAGTGTAGCATGATTGCAGCAGGAAAAGAAGCAGAGAAAAGACGTAAGCAGAAAGCAATAAATAATATATTTAATCAATCTAATGTTAACTACTCATTACAAGAGGTCACGGTAAACAATTATCAACCACAAAACCAATCGCAAACAGATGCTAAACAAACAGCTATAGAATACGTTAAAACATTTTCTATAGATAAGCCTAAGTCATTAATCATGCAAGGCACATATGGGACAGGTAAATCACACCTAGCATATGCAATTGCTAAAGCAGTTAAAGCACAAGGCTATTCTGTAGCATTTATGCACATACCAATGTTAATGGATCGTATCAAAGCTACTTACAATAAGAATGCAGTTGAAACTACAGACGAGTTAGTCAAATTACTTAGCAGCATAGACTTGCTTGTACTAGACGACGTAGGTGTAGAAAACACAGAACATACATTAAATAAACTATTTAGCATAGTTGATAACAGAGTAGGTAAAAACAACATTTTCACCACTAACTTTAGTGATAAAGAGTTAAATCAGAACATGAATTGGCAACGAATCAATTCACGTATGAAACATAATTCACGTCAAGTGAGAGTTCTTGGTGATGATTACAGGGAGAGAGACGCATGGTAACTAAACAATTTATTAAACAAAATCTTGGTTGTTCAGATATATACGCACAGAAACTAATTAACTTCGCTCACGGAGACGAGAAAGTATTGTATAAACTATTTATCCAAAAATTAAATGAAAGACGTACACGTCAAGATATTTGCGAGGTGGGATAGATGGGATTAAGTCAGAGATACACATTAAAAGATAAAAATTCAAGAGTTGTAGCGACAGTAATTCCACTAGATAGAAACAGAAATAGTGTGGCTGGCTTGAAAAAGTCATTTGGGCTTGATGAAGATATCGTAACTGATGAAAGGTTAGAAGAAATCAAAAGCATGTATAACTTAAACGATAGAGAACAAACAAGCATATTTGATTATCTATAGGGATGTGGGCCAATTGAGTAAATACAACGCTAGAAAAGTTGAATATAAAGGAATTACATTCGATAGCAAAGTTGAATGTGACTATTACAAATATTTAGAGAGTCAACTCAATACAGGTAAGTTTGATTACATCGAACTGCAACCTAAATATGAGTTGATACCTAAGACGAAAAAACAACGTAAAGCAGAGTATATAGCAGACTTTGCATTGTGGAAAGATAACGCACTAATTGAAGTTATAGACGTTAAAGGTATGGCTACTGAAACAGCTAAATTGAAAGCCAAGATATTTAGATATTTATACCCTGATGTTGAGCTTGTATGGATATGTAAAGCTCCAGTATGTACAGGTAAGCAATGGATAACATACGAGGAATTACAAAAGGTCAGAAGAAATCGCAAGAAAGCGAAGTGATCTAAGTGAATGAAGAAACAATCACGTTGAAAATTAAAGTGGAAATTGAACAAGAGGTAACTGTGCCTGTGACAGCTAACTATGATTTAGAAAGTATTAAGGAACGCGAAGCAGATAAAGCATACGATAAGTATGTAAATAACCCAGAAAGACTAGGGTTTGAAGATATTAAATTCAAGGACGTATCAGACGTACAAGTTAAAGATTATTAGGAGGACGAGGAAATGATTAAAGAATATGATTTATATAACGCAAAGCAAGTAATGTCTGTGAAAGTGAAACGCATCAACATTCATTCATATAATATCAAAGGTTATCCAGAAACAGAATTTGCTAATGTTTACAAACGTGTATCCGTAGAAGAACTAAGCAAATTTAAAAAGAGATTTAATTTGTATACTAGCGATGAAATTAAAAAGAGAAAAGAGAAATTCAGACGACCTAATACTACAGTGATGGACTTATTAGTTAAAGCAAACTTCAATATCAATATTAATACTGGCGACTTTGAAGAAGATAACAAATCAGAAATGTTAGGTAAGTATCAATTAAAACAAGTGATGGACTTGTTGAGTAATGGTAAAGATTTATCAGACGTTGCAAAGGTGGCTGAATAGATGCGAATAGATCAATTAGATATTGGTTACACAGTTTGGTTTATTAAACCTGGTGGACAGCTTTCTGAATATGGAATAGTAAAAGAATTAATATTCAATGACGGAAACCCAATAGCAGTTATTGAAATGGGAGAATTCACAAAAGAAATTGACGATACTTACGATATAGCGATAGGAGAGATAGGCAATGCAAAATACATTAGGTGATTTAAACAATCATTTATTCGCACAACTTGAAAGATTAAATGATGAAGAAATTAAAGGCGATGACTTAAAAGAAGAAATAGAACGTTCAAAAGCAGTATCAAACATTGCTAAAGGGATTATAGATAACGGTAACCTTGTACTACAAGCGCAGAAATTTGCTGATGATCAATTAGATGCAAACGGTGAAATGCCTAAATTATTAAACGGTGGTGCTTGATATGCCTCATATTTGGACAGAAGATGAAAAACAGTTTCTTAGAGATAACGTCCAAGGGACGCCAATTCATGATTTGACTAAGTTATTCAATGAACATTTTGACACTAATCTAACTTACACACAGATAAGAGCTACAGTGAAACGTCTGAAATTAAAGTGTGGTGTATCAGCACGATTTACCAAAGGTCATCTTACTTGGAATAAAGGTATACCAATTTATAACAAGAAATGCGAAAGGACACAGTTCAAAAAAGGTCATAAACCTAAAACTACTTTACCTATAGGTGCTGAACGTATAAATAGTTATGGTTATGTGATTATAAAAGTATCCAATGAGGGTGGATATAACCATAGATGGAAATTGAAACATAAATTACTTTGGGAAGAGAAAAACGGTAAAGTGCCACCTAAACATAATTTAATATTTTTAGATGGAGATAAGACTAATAATGATTTGTCTAACATAGCACTAATAAAAAGAAGTGAATTAGCAAGGTTAAACCACCAGAATATGATTTACAGTAACGCAGATTTAACACGGACAAGTATCAATATAGTTAAGATACAAAATAAGATTGCTGAGCGTAAGAAATGATCCTATCCAACACAATTAACATACGCTACAAATATAAAACTGGTGGGATGAACACCAAAGAAATGGCACAGTTATTAAAGTATTACGGATTTTCTGGATATCTTAAATATGTAAATACTAACAGCTTTATCGTAGCAGTGTTGCCAGAGGATAAAGCACATAACAGGAAAGTAATGGAGGGGTTAAGAGATGGTAAATAGGCACAGAACGTTTTGGTCTAATATGTCTGATGGTTCGGCAGAGTTAGGTATAACTGATGAAAATTATATTAAGCATGTCGAAGAACGCAAAAAACGAAATGAAGAAATATATACAACTATCAACAATCTTATGAATAAATATCCTATCAATAATCGAAAACAAACCTTTCATGAAATTTGTAACGCGATGAGAAAAGTTAAAGAAGAATATAATTTATAGTTTTTAAAAATTTAATAAAAAGATGGTGGGTTAGATGAACAGTATTTATATCATATTATATTCTGAATTTGAACTTGCAGACTGTTATGGCACTTATTCAGATGGCGTTTATTACACAAATAAAGATAAGGCAATAAATTATTTAGAGAACAAAGGATATAAACACATTTGTGACGACGAATATAAGAAGGATTATAACGAGCATGCAGAAATATTACAACTAGATATATGGGGTGATGACGAGTGAGTAAAAAAATATATAGCCCGTGGATACAAGACCCAGAAACCAAGAAGTTTTATAAACATGAAGCAAAAACACATACAGGCATTGTAGTTCGAACTCAAGGTGGGCATTGTTATATAAACGGAAGTGAAACTACACTAACTGAAAATTTGATGAAACAACGCGACCAATACAAAGCAGAACGCGACACACTAATCGATGATATAGCAGTGTTGAAAGCAAATATTAGTAGGTTGGAACGGGAGAATAGAGATTTAAAGCATGAAAACAAAGCGTTACGTTTACAAGCTAACACATATTTTGATGAGTGGCAGAATGAGAAATTAACATCTCAAGTATTACGTGATCAATGTAAAGAGTACGCTCAAGAAGCATCTAAAAACACCACACTAACCAACCACATACGTTTGAAAGCAGAAATGAATCCTGGAGTAAGTAGATATTTAGATTTGGTTAACTACATTGATAGATTGGAGCGTGATTAGATGGCGTATGAGCATGAACATAGAAATGTAAAGGCTAGCGTGTATTCAGGGTTAGCTACAAATGAATCAGTTGAAGAACTACAAGAAGTCTATCGCAAAGCAAAGGCGTGGGAGCAATTTAAAAACGATTATCATACTGAAATTACGCAAGCAATAGACAACCTATTTAAATTAAACAATATGGATATCGCAGGTGAAACAATATTTTTACTAGAAAAGATACTAAGCGATTTGGAGGACGAGTAGATGGAAAATTATTTAGTGAAAAAGGAATTGCCAAAAGTAGTTAAAGAAATAGCAGTTATACAAGTTCAGTCTACAATTGGCAATGGTAGTGAAGAAGAACCTTATAGAGAAGTTGTTTCTCTTTATACCAAAGACGGTGTCTTAATTACAGTACTCGAAGAAACTTACTTGTTTTTCGAATGATACTCCATGTATTTATGTTGTTGTATTAAATTTTGAATTTGACTTACTAATAAATTAGATAGATTTTTCATATCAATTATAGTTAGTTCTTGATTACGTTGATAAGGATGTGCACCATCATTTCCAACCCATGCTATTAAATCAGAAATCCAATTATTTTCAGGTATGTTGAGCAGCTTAATTCTTTCTGGTAAAGATTTACTTTGTAAATTTTTTTCAGACTTCTCTTGGTAGGTTTTTAAATAGTCCCAAACTAATTGCTCTATAGCTTTTCTATAACCAAATTTTAGTAATTCATCTAAATTCATTTTTTCTGCAATATCTAATTGATGCTTAATATTAACAAATTTCTGAGAGCATGATGCGATTTCGTCATTAAAACCACTATTATTGAATTGATATTCAAAATTTATTTGGTCAGCATATCTAGTTTTTATTCCCATTCTACTAAAAGAAGCACCATTAAATTTGTAATGTTGTAAAAAATGTTGTCTACATTTATTGCACTCTAAAATTATTGAAAACTTATAGTCTCCATCTTCTAGTCCTGAACTAGTTATGAATATAGGTGTTTGCATTTCATCACATAAAGGACAACGGTCAGGCAACGAAATTTTAACATTCGTATAATTATAAATATCAGTAACTGAATGATTGACTGTTGATGGTAGTTTGATTGTTAACTCAGACATAATTTTACCTCGATTTTATTTATTAAACTTTATTATAACAAAAATAATTATTGAAAGGATAGATAATATGAACGAATTAATTAAACAAGTAGAACAATGGAGTGTAGATAAAAACCTAGACAAAGGTAATCCAGATAGACAAGCATTGAAATTTTATGAAGAAGCTGGAGAAGTTGGAGCAGCTTTATCACGTAACAAACTAGACGACTTAAAAGACGGTATAGGCGATACAGTCGTTACTTTAATTATATTGGCACAACAACATGGAATGACATTAGAGGAGTGTTTACAGTACGCGTATGACGAAATCAAAGGAAGAAAAGGAAAGACGATTAATGGAACGTTCATCAAAGAATCAGACTTGTAAGAAAGACATAGTTGAAAAAGTTAAGGAAGCGTTGAGGAAATAAGCTACTTATTCTTAATTTTATGAATATGGATATCTCTAGCAATCGTTATTATTGGTCTTATTAATAATTCGAAACTACCAATAACAAATAAAATCGTTCCATAGTAAGTGGTAGCTTCACTAAAAAATAAAAAACTACCTACTATAAAGCATAAGGCTAACATTATGTCGTTAATTTGATAAAGAAGTTTATAAAATGCATCAATTTTTATATCTAAACCAACAAAGTTGAATTCTAATTCTTTTCTATTATTACTTTTCATATTAACACCTCAATTTAAATGTAATGATACATTATTAAATTTAAAAATTAAAGGAGTATGACGTTATGCATTACCTAATCAAACACACAACCCACACCACAGGCGAAACTTTCACAGACGTTACTAAAATACGTGATAACGAAACGTATCAAGTGGTTGAGGCAGAGAGTAAGGAAGAAGCAGGACGTAAATATAATGAGTTAATTCAATGTCCTAGATGCAAAAGTTGGAATACGAATAATGAGTTTTTGTATGTGGATAACGAGCCTGTATTTACTCATTTTATATGTTACGACTGTGATGCAGTGTATGGAGAATATATTGAAAAGGACAGTGAATGAATGGGTAAATATATGTTAAAGCCACCATTTAATGTAAGTGTTGGAGATAGAGATGATGGACCAGGAAAAATATATGAAGTTAAAAAGTTAAAGCACCCTGTAATACTAGGCGATAAGAAACACAAATATATAGAAGTGAATACACAACATTTTATGACTAAGAAATTTATTAAAGATAATTTCACCAAAGGCACATATAAATCTGAAACGCCTAAACGTGTATTAAAAACACTTATGGTCATATGCTTATATGAACTAAGCAAATACGTTACGAATGAAATACTAATCAAACTCACTGCTAATGACGCAGTTGATCAAGCACCAATGGATTACGAAATAAGTAAATGGAGGTAATGCGTATGTGGATAATCACATCAATAATATTGGGGTCTATTGCATTGTTAAGTCTGATAACTGGAAGTATTAAGTCAGATAAAATACGCAGCCTTAAATATCAATTAGATTATAAGAGAAATCGGCCACAAAAGTTAATGATGGATACAGATAATAAAGTAGTTGTGTTTCAATTCATGACCGGTATAAGCGAGGATGCTTTGAACCAATTTAAAGATAGCAGTAAATCACTGATAGATAAAGACTATTTAGTATTAGCTGTAGATGAAACGTTTGAGGTTACCAATATAAATTTTAGTGATGAAGATATTGATAAAGCCCTGCAAGAGTGGAAGAGATTTAAACAATAACCTGGAGGTAATATATGTACACACCAACTGAAGTGAAACAATTAATAACCGATTACCATTGGATGCGTAGACTTATTGACCATCAAGTGTATGAATATGATAGTACATCTATAGGTCAGTACGGTATAGAAGCAGCTATGCCTAAAGGTCAAGGAGGTACTGGAGATAAGGTCTTAGTTAGGGTAATCAAGAACGATAAGGATAGACGTAAGACACAAGAGCTTATAGAGAAGGTAGCATTCATTGATGACCATGAGCATCTGATAACGAATGATAAGAACTACCATATACTACAACTACTTAAGCAGGGTGAGAAGATTAATACTATTGCTATGTTGATGAAGGTAGACCGTAAAGAGATATATAGAAAGCTAGATATCATTGTTAATATCTATATGAATGTACAGACATAACAGGGACAAATGTCACATATGCCACACATGACACACTATTATATATATGTATACACTATGTTATATAATATCCATATGGGATAGGCACTATTGACCAGTGACTTATTATAAACAACAATACTATATTATGAGTAGACACATCACTTAGTGGTGTGTCTTTCTTTGTATGTCAATTGATATGAGTATCATCACATGATTCATTATAACTATCTATTAAACTAACAGGCATGATGATGTACTCATATGAGTTAGTACATATAACTCATATGTCATAACCATTGGTGATCTATATGTATCTAGACTAATGAGCTTAACTCATAAGGAGAATAGCAGATGACACTATCGAAGGAGCAACGTCGTACGTTCTACAATAGCCAAGACTGGAGAGATAAGCGCGAGCATATCAAAGAGCGTGACAATTACGAATGCCAAGAGTGTAAGAGGCAAGGTAAAGTATCACTCGATATATACGAGCCTAATAAGAATGGTCGTAAGAAGATAAAGCTTGTAGTACATCATATAAATGAACTTGAATTCAACCCAGAACTTGCGCTTGAAGATGATAACTTAGAAACACTTTGTGTTGATTGTCATAATAAAATTCATGACAGGCATTATACAAATTGGCGAGAGCCAAAGAAAAATAAATGGGCTGATGATGAAATGTGGTAATAAAATATTTATTAATTTGTATAAAAAAATTATTTAATATTAAAATTACCCCCGGGTCAAAAAGTTTTGAAAATTATTTTGGTCGGGGAACCGGTGTAGGGGAGTCTATTCCGCAGATTTATTTAAAAACAAAATACGTTAGGGGGGTACCTTTTGAAAAACGAAAAGAAAATCAAGTCATATTTATTAAGTAAAATTGAACAAGACAATCCAGTACAAACTGAAAAAGTAGAAAGATATTTAAATTTATTAGATATATTCTACAGGTTAGACGATGATATTAAAGATAAAGGTTTAATGGTTGAAACTAAAAATGCATCACAGTCATTCATTAAACCAAATCCATTAATAGCAGAGAAGAATAAAGTTAACACATCGCTTTTAGCTATAGAAAAATCATTCGGATTTAATAAAGAACATGATGAGGACATCGCCCCCCGTCGTGATTTATTATGATTAGTAACAAACATGTAGATGAGTATATACGTTTATGGAAGACAGGCAAGATCCTGTTAAATAAAGAACGTATACTTCTTATCGCTTATTTAGAAAAAGAAGTGTTAACTCGTGATGACCTATACTTTGATGAAGAACAAATTGAAAACTTTATCAAGTTTACAGAACGCTGGTACTTCCAATTACAACCTTTTCAAAAATTTATAGTTCCATTTGTATTTCTGTTCGAGAATGAAGGTGATTTCCTTTATTACGAGCAGTTTTTTATTACCCTCGGACGAGGTGGTGGTAAGAATGGTCTTATAACAGCCTTATCGAATTACTTTATATCTTATTTACATGGAGTGCCCAATTACGATATTTCAGTAGTAGCCAATTCAGAGGACCAAGCAAAAACATCTTTTGAAGAAGCTTATAACATGATTGAACGTAACGACTTAGAAGATATGTTCTATCTTACAAAACTTGTAATTACTGACCAAGAAACTAAATCACGATTTAGATTTAGAACTTCTAACGCTGGTACAAAAGATGGTGGGCGTGAAGGGTGTGTAATTTATGATGAAGTACACAGGTATGAAGACAGTGAAACAGTTGATGTATTCAGTTCGGGTTTAGGTAAGGTGAAATGGCCAAGAGAATTCTTTATAGGTACAGATGGCTATGTACGTGAGGGCTTCTTAGACAAAATGAAAGAACGTTCAATGTCACTATTAAATGGTGACACACCTGATGATAGAATTTTCCCATTCATTTGTAAGCTTGATGACCCATTAGAAGTTGATGACTCAACAATGTGGGAGAAAGCCAATCCGATGTTTAGTGAACCCATGAGTGAGTATGCTCGAGGGTTATTCAGAAAAGTGAAAAACCAATACAGAGAAATGAACTTTAGCCCAACTAAAAGAACTGAATTTATGACTAAACGTATGAATTTACCTGAAGTTGACTTAGAAAAAGTTGTTGCACCATGGGAAGATATCCTTGCAACAAACATACCTTTTCCAATTTTAGAAAATCGACAGTGTTTAGGTGGTTTAGACTATGCAAGCATTAAAGACTTTGCAGCAGTTGGATTACTATTCAGAGATGGAGAAAATTATATTTGGAAATCTCATTCCTTTGTAAGAAAAGGTTTCTTAGACACAGTTAAATTAAAAGCACCTATTTATGAGTGGGAACAACAAGGACTACTGACAATTGTTGATGAGCCTTCCATTAATCCACTTCATATTGTAATGTGGTTTGATCGTATGAGAGAAAATTATGGGTTAGAGAAAGTTATTGCGGATAATTTCAGAATGGATTTATTAAGACCTTTATTTGAAGAATATGGAATTGAAATCGAAGTGATTAAAAATCCAAGAGCTATACAGTCTTTATTAGCTCCTCGTATTGAAACAATGTTTGCTAATCATAATTTAATATTTGACGACAACCCTATGATGCGTTGGTACACAAATAATGTTGCTGTCAAAATCAAACCAGACGGTAATAAAGAATACATTAAGAAAGATGAAATACGTCGTAAAACAGATGGCTTCCAGGCTTTAGTCCACGCACTCTATCGCGCAGATGATTTGCTAGAAGCGGATATCGGAGACAGTTTAGATTTCTTAAATGCAATTAATTTCTAGAAAGGAGGAAAGCAATGGTTAGTTTTTTTGACAGAATTTTTAATAGACATGAAGAGGCAAGTTGGATGTATGATTTGGAGTTATTCCAAGATACTTCCCAAAAAGCCTATTTAAAACAAATGGCATTAAGTACATGTATAGAATTTTTAGCACGAACAATATCACAATCTGAATTTCGTTTTACAGATGAAAATGACAAAGCTATAAAAGATAGTGTTTGGTATAAATTAAACACAAGGCCAAATACCGATTTATCTTCTACTGATTTTTGGCAATCAGTCATTTATAAGTTGATATATGATAACGAAGTTTTGATTATTGTTACTGATACTAAAGACTTAGTAATAGCAGATAATTTCACAAGGAAAAAATTTGCTTTATACCCTGACATATTTGAGGGTGTCACAGTCGGAGAATATGAATTTGAACGTTCATTCAAAATGGATGACGTAATTTATTTAACTTATAACAATGAAAAATTAAATAAATTCACTGAAGGATTATTTAGTGATTATGGTGAAATATTTGGCAGAATGATAAACGCACAAATGAGAAATTATCAAATACGTGGGATTATCAATGTAGATTCACAAAATGTAAACAGTGAAAAAGAAATAGAAAAAATGCAAAAATATGTAAATAAAGTTGTAGATTCATTTAGTAAGAATGGCGTTGCAATCACACCATTGACTAAAGGTTTTGATTTTCAGGATGTTTCGGCAAATACAAAAGGGAATAATGCTTCTTTCGATGAATTAAACAAGTTGCAAAAATCGATGATTGATTCAGTGGCTAAAGCTATTGGTATACCACCGTCCCTAATACATGGTGAATTAGCTGATTTAAAAAATGCATTAGAATCTTATAGCAAGTTTTGTACTAAACCACTAAACAAAAAGATTGAAGACGAATTGAAAGCAAAGCTTTTAACGCAAAAAGAAGTAATTGCTGGCAAGAATCTTAAAGTTATTGGTATCGATAAAAAAGACCCATTAGAGATTGCAGATTCAATAGATAAGCTAGTAGCGTCAAGTACTTTCACACCTAATCAAGTTCTTATTTTACTTGGTGAAGAACCTAGCGATGACCCTAAAATGGACGAGTATAAAATTACTAAAAACTATCAAGATGTTATGGATAATAAGGGTAATGATGAAAAAAGTAAAGATAGCGAGGAATCACTAGAAGGGGGTGATAAATGATGAAAATAAACGTAAAAGGCGCAATCGTGCCCAACAATGACAAATGGATTTATGACATGTTAGAAATGGATGCTACATCACCTAAAGATGTGTTTGATGCGCTATCTTCTACTGATGAAGATGTAGAAGTTATCATCAACTCAGGTGGTGGCGATGTATTTAGTGGTAGTGAAATATACACTGCATTAAAAGAGCATCCAAGTAATGTGAATGTAAAAGTTGTCGGTGTTGCTGCAAGTGCTGCATCCGTTATTGCGATGGCAGGTTCAAAAATAGAAATGAGTCCAACAGCACAAATGATGATTCACAATGCTAGCACTTTGGTGGCTGGAGATAATCGAGCAATGGCATCTGCAAGTGACATGTTAAGTTCAGTAAACCGAGGTATTGCTAATGCCTATATCGAGAAAACAGGTAAAGCAGAACAAGAAATACTTGATTTAATGAATGAAGAAACTTGGTTGAACGCACAAGATGCAGTTGATTTAGGATTTGCAGATAGCAAGATGTTTGATGAAAGTGCACCGAAGTTGGTAGCTAATTCAGGACAAATGCTATCTAACGATGCAGTGAATCGTATTACAACATTAATGAGTAAAACACCAGAAGTAAATATTGATGTTGAGCAAATTGCAAATAAAGTAATTGAAAAATTAGAAGATAAAAAAGAACCGTTTATTGATAATTCTACTAAAAGTAAATCAGTAGAAAACAATAAGAGTAGGTTCTTTTTTTAATACAAAAAATAAGGAGGGTCATTTAAATGACTATACAATTATCAGATGATTTTAAAACAGCACGTCAGGAATTCTTAAATGCGATTCAAAATGGCGAAGACGAAAAAGCACAAGCCGAATTATATGGTAAAATGATTAATGAACTATTTGAGGAATCAAAAGCACAAGCGCAAGCAGAAGCAGAAAGAGTTTCTAGTTTACCTACAGCAGAAAGTAAATTAACTGCTGAACAACGCAAATTCTTTAATGAAATTAACACAGAAGTTGGATATAAAGAAGAAAAGTTACTACCAGAAGAAACGATTGATCGTATCTTTGAAAACTTAACTACAGAACATCCATTATTAGCCGATTTAGGTATTAAGAACGCAGGATTACGTCTTAAATTCTTAAAATCTGAAACAAGCGGCGTAGCCGTATGGGGTAAAATCTTTGGAGAAATCAAAGGTCAATTAGATGCAGCGTTCAGTGAAGAAACTGCAATCCAAAACAAATTGACAGCCTTTGTGGTATTACCAAAAGATTTAAAAGACTTTGGTCCAGCATGGGTAGAGCGTTTTGTTCGTCTACAAATTGAAGAAGCATTTGCTGTAGCACTTGAAGCAGCATTTTTAAACGGTACTGGTAAAGAACAACCAATTGGTTTGGGTCGTCAAGTTCAAGAAGGCGTGTCGGTCACAGGCGGTGTGTATCCAGAAAAAGAATCATTAGGAGCTTTAACATTTAAAGACCCACGAACTACTGTACTTGAGTTAACAAAAGTATTTAAAAACCACTCAACAGATGAAAAAGGTAAATCAGTTGCAGTTAAAGGTAATGTAACTATGGTAGTTAATCCTTCTGATGCTTTTGATATTCAAGCACAGTATACGCATTTAAATGCTAACGGCGTATATGTTACAGCATTACCATTCAACTTGAATGTAATAGAGTCTGTAGCACAAACTGCTGGAAAAGTTTTAACATACGTTAAAGGCCGTTACGATGGTTATTTAGCTGGTGGTATTAATTTACAAAAATTCGACCAAACTTTAGCTATTGAAGATATGGATTTATACACTGCTAAGCAATTTGCTTATGGTAAAGCTAAAGATGATAAAGTAGCAGCAGTATATGATTTAAATATTAATTCGGAAGAAGATTCTCCCTAGTAAACCCCAAAACGTTGAAGTGATAGCTAATGCAAAATCAGCTTCAATTACAGCGGATTAGGGGTGTGGAAAATGGACGGATTATTAAAAGAGTTCAAGCAGCGTATGCACATATTTCACAGTTCTGAAGATGAATCATTAAAACAGATTTTACAAAAATCTTATATAGCGATTCAATCTATCTGTGGCGACTTCGATTTAGAGCAAAATCCAATAGGGCAAGAGTTAGTGATGGAACGTTCCAGATATGTTTATAACGAACAACTGCAATTTTTTCATAAAAACTTTTCTACATTACTTCTTGATTTTGGACTTGTTAATAAAATATATGGTGGTGAGGATTTTGGCGGCGATGAGATACAAAAGTAAGAAAGTCCAATCAGGAGATTTACGTACACCCGTTATATTTTACCAATATAAAAACGAAGGGCCCTATCCAGATGATGTAGAAGAAGTTGAAGTTCATCGATGCTATGCCGAAACTTATAACCCCTCAATGAAAGATAGAGAAATTCTAGGTGTCAACGAATCTATGCAAGGTTTGAGTATGGTTATAAGAGATGCTTATCAGTCTTTTACACCTAATAATAGACATATCGTTTTTGTAGAAGATTTTAGGCTAGAAAACCCTTTATTCAATGTACATGAAGTAAGACTAGATACACCAGAACGTGGATTCATCACATTAGTATTAGGTGAAAAATAATGGGTGTGGAAATTAAAGGGCTTAAAGAGTTAGAAAACCAATTAGAAAAACGATTTGGTGTAAAGGCAATGAGAATAAAAAGCGATAAAGCTTTAACTGAAGCTTCTGATTATATGCTAAATGAAATGAAGTCACATTTTAAAGCATTTAAAGATACAGGTGCTTCAATTGATGAAATGACGCGAACAAAACCCTTCACAGATGCTAGAGATAGACAAAGAACTGTGGTTATTGAATGGGTAGGTCCTAGAGACAGATATAGGCTTATACATTTGAATGAACATGGCTATGATCGTAATGGTAAAAAAGTAATACCTAGAGGATTTGGTGTCATTGAGAAAACATTACAAGCAAGCCAAGCAAGATACAGGAAAATTGTAGTTGATGAATTGAGGAAAGGCCTATGAATATACTCACCTACATTAGAGAAATAATTATAAAAGATGAAATGATTAATGCTCATATTTCAAATAGGATATATTTTTATGAAGTAAGTGAAAATGCAGATACAACAAACCCTTTCATTATTCTTTCGCCAGTTGTAGATAGCCCTAGTTCATTTGCTTCAAATAAATATCTATCTGAAACTTTCACAGTACAAGTCGATGTAGAAACCTATAAAGATCAATTAACTATCGATATAACAAAGCGAATTCGTTTCTTGCTTAAAGATTATGGATTTTACCAAGCTTCAAGCTTATTAGATGCATATTTTAAAGAAACAAAAAGGTATGTCAAATCAAGAAGGTATGAAGGTATACCAAAAAATAAATATTACAAGGGTGAACGTGTCGAATAGATACGTTCTTTTTTATGCCCTAAAATAGGAGGAATTTAAATGGGTTCAGCAACAGTAGGATTTAAAAAATTACATGTAGGTATTTTTGATGACAAAGCAGAAAAAATTATCAAAAAAATGACTTGGGAAGACGACAAAGGTGGTACGGTCAACATGAATATCACTGGTTTAGCACCAGAAATGGTAGATATGTGGGCTTCTAATAAACGTGTTTGGATGAAAAAACAAGGTACTAATGAAGTTAAATCAGACACAGATTTATTTAACATTCCAACTGAAGATTTAGATGCAGTATTAGGACGTGAAAAAGATGAAAATGGTACATCATGGGTTGGAGACGATACTCGTGCACCATACGTTGCAGCAGTCGGAGAATCAGAAGACGCTGATGGCAATCCAATCTATTGTGCATTAGTCAAAGGCACTTTCAGTTTAGATCAAGTTGAATTTAAAACAGCTGCAGAGAAAGCTGAAGCGCCAGAAGCAACTAAACTTACAGGTGATTGGATGAACCGTACAATTTCAGGTAAATCAAGAGCAGTTGGTTACCATGAGGGAGAAGAAGGTGCAGAAGCTTTCTTTGCGTTAGTTTTCCCTGAATCTACTGAAGAACAAGAAACACCCTAAGGCTCCCCAAAACGTTGAAGTAGCTGCAAACAGTAAATCTGCATCTATTTCAGCAGAATAGGGGGTTTCAAATTTTAAATAAGAAGGTGAAAATATGGCTGATACATTAAATGTATATAAAGGTGGTTCATTGGTCAGCAGTGCACCATATGAACAGGGGAAAGCTACTGTAACTATAGATGGTTTAGAAGCAAATACTGAATACCCATCGGGAACATATCAAGTTGCTCGACAAAATGAACATGGAGAATCAGAAAAAATAGAAGTACCTGCTTTTAAAACAAAACCTATTTCTGTAACAGGTATAACTATTACGCCTAAAACAGTAAGTGTTGAAGTTGGAAGTACAACTAAACTTTCTAGCTCATTAGCACCATCAACAGCAACTAATAAAGATGTGGACTATAGTTCTTCTGATGAAAATATCGCTACGGTAACAACTAATGGCACTGTAAAGGGTGTAACAGAAGGCGAGGCTACAATCACTGTTAAAACACAGGATGGAAGTAAAACAGATAAGTCTGTTATTACGGTTAATGCAGTAGCAGAACCAGAAGTATAAGAAGTTATAGAGGGCTATATGCCCTCTTTTTTATTTATGAAATTATCAAAGGAGATTACAAAAATGACGAAAAAAGTAGAAATTAGATTAATTAACCCAGAAACAAATAAGGTAGAAGTTCACACAAGAGAAAGTGAACTAACGGTTCAAGATAAATTAGATTTTGCACAAATGCAAGACGATTTCAAAAATGAAATTCAAGCAGAAACGATGACACAAGTAAAAGCTATAAGAATCAGAACTGAATTTTTGGCATCATTATTTAATATTTCTGAGGAACAAATTCTAAAAGGTGTTAAAGCCGCTGAGTTAGATGATGTTTGTAAGGACATCTTTTCTAAAATTTCACCAGAAGAATTCCCAGATGACGATGAAGAAGAATCGGGAAAGTAATCTCTTTTGATGAGTTTAGAAAAAATGTAGATTCTATCATGCAATTTTGTATGCGTGAATATGGATGGACAATTGATGAAGTCAAACGACAGCCATATGAAACTTTATGCCGAATGATAATTGAAAAAGGTGAAGAAAAAGAAGAACAGAAACAGAACGAAGTAATAACAGGTTCAGCGCTTAAACAATTATTTGGAAGCTAGAAAGGAGGAAAAGAATGAGCGAAAATATTAAGGGTGTAACGATACGTAACACCATAGATAACTCACAAGTAGAAGAAGGATTTAAAGGGTTAAAAAGACAGTTAGGCTTAGCTAATAGTGAGTTGAAGTCTAATTTATCTGCGTTTGAAAAATCAGAGCAGTCTATGAAAAAGTATCAAACGAGAATAGATGGACTTAACAATAAAATGAAAATCCAAAAGCAAATGTTCAATCAAGCAGAACAAGAGCTTAAAGATTTAAATGCTAATTATACAAAAGCTAAGCAAACTGTAAGTGGTGTAGAAAAAGCTTATAAGTCTTTAGCAGACGCGACTAAAAAAGAAAAAGCCGCACTTGATAAATCAAATGACGCGGTTAAATCCTCCAATGCAGAATTAAAAAAATCTCAATCTCAGTATAAACGAACGACAGAGCAAAAAGAAAAAGCCTATCAAAAATTAAAACAATTAAGACAAGCTGAAAAAGATTTAAAAAATTCAAATCAAGCTACTACTGCACAACTAAAAAGAGCTGCCGATGCTACACAGAAACAATCCCAAAAACATAAAGAATTAGTACAAAAGTATAAAGATGAAGATGCTCAAGTTAAAAAATTAAGAAAGCAAAATGACTCTTTAGTTTCAACGAATAAAAAAGTGAAAGATACTTACGATAAGACTAATACAGAGTTAAAACAAACAGAAAAAGAATACAACAACCTTAATTCTACTATTAAAAATCACGGTCAAAATTTAACTAATGCACAGAAAAAAGTAAACGATGAACGAACTTCGATGAATAACCTTCAAAAGTCTATTGATAGAACTTCAAAGGAAATGAAGTCGTTTAATAAGGAGCAATTAATTGCGAATAGTCAGTTTACTAAAACTGCAAATCATTTAGATACTATGTCTGAGAAGTTTGGCAAAATAGGACATGGCATGACTTCAGTCGGGCGTTCAATGTCAATTGGTGTTACGACACCTATTGTTGCTGGTTTTGGGGCATCTGTTAAAGCAGCAGTTGATTACGAACAAGCCTTAGCAGGGGTAGCAAAAACCACCAACTTATCGGGCGCAGAGTTAAACAAAATGAGCGATGAAATTACTGGAATGTCTAAACAAATGCCTTTTGCTGCAACTGAAATTGCTGGAGTAGCTGAAGCGGCAGGACAATTAGGTGTTAAAAAATCTGAGATTACAGACTTTACTAAAACAATGCTTGATATGTCTGTTGCGACTAATCTAACTTCAGAGGAAGCAGCTACAGAATTTGCAAGATTTGCCAATGCTGCAGGAATGCCAATAGATAAAGTTGATAGATTAGGTGCAAGTGTTGTAGCTTTAGGTAATACAACTGCAACTACTGAAAAAGAAATTGTAGAAATGGGACAAAGATTAGCTGGTGCAGGTTCACAAGCTGGTTTTAGTGCAGATCAAATCATGAGCATAAGTGCTGCAATGAGTTCTGTTGGTATTGAAGCAGAAGCTGGTGGTACTGCTATGACCCAAATTTTCAATAAAATGACTAAAGCAACTGCTGAAGGTGGAGAAACTTTAGACAATTTCGGTAAAACGGCAGGAATGACTGGTAAAGAATTTGCAGAAACTTGGGAAGCAAACCCTACTAAAGCTTTATCTGCATTTGTTAAAGGTTTAAGCAATACTGAAGGCGGAGCCAAAGGCGTATTGAAAGCTTTAGATAGTGTAGGCATTAAAGGAATCCGTGAAGCTGATACAATTCGTAGACTGTCTAATAACCATACTGTATTAGACAAAGCTTTAAGAACTGGTGCTAAAGGTTGGAAGGAAAATAATGCACTAACTAATGAAGCGAAAACTCGTTATAAAACGATGGTCTCACAATTACAAATATTTAAGAATCAACTATTCGCGTTAGGTAAAGATATTGGTAATGTTATTGCACCAGTTGTTGTTGGTATTACTAAAAAATTCGGAGAGTGGGCAGAAGCATTCACTAAAATGCCAAAACCCATTAAAGGCGTGTCTATTGCTTTAGGTTTAGTCGCAGCTGCAACAGGACCTGTTGTACTTGGAGTAGGCTTGTTATTAAGAGCCGTTGGTAGTGCAGCAAAAGGCTATGCTAGTTTAAATAGACAAATGGCGATTAATACAGCTGAAGCAACTGTTAATGCTGGAGCTAATAAAGCAGCGGCAGGTTCTTTAGTTACCACAGGAAAAGCTACTAAAGGTCAACAAGGCATGTTTGGTAAGTTAGGTAATGTTTTATCTACTACTACTGGACGTTACGGTAAACTAGGCAAAGCAGTTAAGTTAACTGGTGGTATATTAGGTAAATTAACTATTCCGCTAACAATAATAACTACCATATTTGGAGTGGCGTATCAAAAGATTGATTGGTTTAAGCAAGGCTTTTCTGATATGGGTAAAATTGTAAATCAAGTAGGTAAGAGTATTGATTTTTCTTGGGTAGGTAAAATGACTAAAGAAATATCAGGACAATGGGAATGGCTTAAAAATGATATGGCTAGAGGTTTGCAAGACGGCGCACTTTTCAAAGGAATTAAAGTAGGATTTGATGGCTTGCATAAAGCAGTTTCTAAAGCGTCAGATACGACAGATGTTTTTGCTGGAAAAGTATCGAAGGGCACTAAAAAAGCTTTAGGCTCTTATAATAATTTATCTGAAAAAGCCAAAACTAAACTTGAAGAAATTCGTATTAGCCATTCTAAAATTGGGGATAAACAATTACATCAAATTACTTCACTTTATGGAAATATCAATGAAGAAATAACAAAACAGCTTGATAAGCGTCATGATAGCGAAGTTAAAGGCTTACAAAAGATTTTCAATAGAACTAACGGTTTAACTAAATCAGAAGAAGCAAAAATACTTGAAACCACTAAAAATAGTAACAAAAAAGAATCAAAAGAAGCTCAAAGAATTAATAATCAAATTTTAGGTATTTACAAAGTGGCTCATAAAGAAAAACGTTCTTTAACTAAAAAAGAGAATGCTAAAGTAGCTGAGCTACAAAGAAACTTAGATAAGACAGTGGTTAAGTCTTTATCTAAAGGAGAAGTTGAACAAAAAGCTATCCTTGAAAGAATGAAACAGAACAAAGGTAAGCTATCAATGCAAGCTGCTTCTAATGTCATTAAAGAAAGTGCTAAAGAACGTGACACTACAATTAAAGATGCTAAAAAGAAATACAAAGATACAGTAGCAGAAGCGGTTAAACAACGTGATGAAACAGGTGCTTTATCTAAATCACAAGCTGATAAGGTTATCAAAGATGCTAAAAAGCAATATGATGAATCAAAAGGCAAAGCTAAGAAACAACATAAAGCTGTTGTAGATCAAGCACAGAAACAAAATAAAGGTGTTAAGAAAAACATTGATTCTCAGACAGGACATGTGAAATCTCAATGGGAAATTATGAAAGATTCTTCTATTGGCGGAGCCGAAAAAATCGCTAAGAACGTTGGAAAATGGTTTAAAGAAACACATAAAAGTGCTAATAAATTTTGGAACAAAATTGGTAAAAAGATTGGTGATAAATCAAAAGATGGTTACAACGGGGCTAAAAAATGGTTAGGTAAGTTGCCTGGTAAAACTTCAAAATGGTTTAAAGATACTCATCAAAGTGCTAATAAATTCTGGAATAAAATCGGTAAGAAAATTGGCGATAAATCAAAAGATAGCTACAATGGGGCTAAAAAATGGCTCGGGAAAACAAAAGATAAATCTATAGCTTATTTTAAAGATACCAAAAACGGTGCCGACAAATGGTGGAATAAACTAGGTAAAAAAATAGGAGATAAGTCCAAAGACAGTTATAACGGGGCTAAGAAATGGCTTGGAAAAACTAAGGATAAATCAATTTCTTACTTTAAAGACACCAAAAATGGTGCCGATAAATGGTGGAATAAAATTGGTAGTAAGATATCTGGAAAATCAAAAGATAGCTATAATAGTGCAAAAAAATGGTTTGGCAAAATGAAGGATTCAACTGGTGATAGACTATCTGACATGTGGGGTAAAGCTAAAGATATTTTTGGTAAAATCGCTGGCGAAGGCGAAGACAAATCTAAAAAAACACATGGAAGTTGGAAAGGTTGGTTAGGTAAAACGCTAGATTGGATTAAGAATATCAAGAAAGATTTTGGAAAAGCTGCCTCGGACTTAGGTAAATCAGTTGCAAACAAAGCTATTGATGGACTAAATGGAATGATTGGCGGTATTAACAAAATTTCCAAAGCAATAACTGATAAGACTTTAATCAAACCTATCACCCCTCTATCAACTGGTACTTATAATGGTGCATCCGTTGCTACTGACAGTGAAGGCGGTTTAAAACAATCAACACTTGCAGTAGTTAATGATAAAGGTTCAGGTAACGCGCCAGGTGGTGGAGTACAAGAAGTTATTGAAAAAGCTGATGGCTCTTTACATGCTCCACAAGGCAGAAATGTAGTAGTTTCATTAGATCCTGGCGATAAAGTTCATAATGCTACAGATACTAAACGTTATCAAGATATGGGGTTACTTCCAAGATTTCATGGTGGGACTAAGAAAAAGAAAAAAGATGACTCACTTGGTAGTATGATAGCTGATAAATTCAGTGATGTTGCAGGAGGATTTAAAGAAGGCGCTTCTAAAACTGCACACGGAATCAAGAAGAAAACCGAAGAGGGTTTAGAAAAAACATCAGAAATGGCCAAAAAAGGTGCATCTTGGTTAGGAAACAAAATCGGTGATGTTTGGGACTATATATCTCATCCCAAAAAATTAGTGAACAAAGTATTAGATAGCATGGGTATCAATTTTGGTAGCGGGAGTAACGCTACAGTTAAAATGGCACAAGGTGCATACTCTAAATTAAAATCTTCATTAGTAGATAAAGTTAAATCTATGTTTGATGAATTTGGCGGAGAAGGCGATGCCTCTTGGTTACCTTGGGATAATGTTTGGCAACGTTTTGGAGCTTATAAAGGATTAAGTTTTAACGGTGGACGACACTACGGCATTGACTTCGGCATGACGCCTGGCACACCTGTTTATGCTGTTAAGGGTGGTAAAGCAAGAGTGTTTGATGATTATGGCGGAGGACATTCTGTCGAAATCAAAACAGGTGCGAATGAATGGAACTGGTACATGCATTTATCTAAACAAATTGCGAAAACGGGTGAACAAATTAAAGCTGGGCAGTTAATCGCAAAATCTGGTAATACGGGGGCGTTTACAGCTGGTAGTGGTCACCTCCATTTCCAATTGATGCAAGGATCACATCCAGGAAATGATACCGCCAAAGACCCTGAACAATGGTTGAAATCTCTATCGGGAGGCGGTCAAAACAAAGCAGCTTCTAAATGGTCACCAGAAATCAGAAAAGCTGCTGGACGTATGGGTGTTACTTTAAGAGGAAGTGATTTGAAAAATATTATCTCTCTTATTCAGCATGAATCAGGAGGTAATGCTGGTGTTACACAAGGTAATATTGGAGATATTAATAATCTTCGTGGTACTCCTGCGCAAGGTTTACTACAGTATGTACCAAGTACATTCAAGTCATACGCTATGAAAGGTCATACTAATATTAAATCGGGTTATGACCAATTGCTTGCTTTCTTTAACAATAAATATTGGCGTTCTCAATTTAATCCATTAGGCGGCTGGTCACCAAATGGTCCAAGAAGATATGAAAATGGTGGTATGGTTACTAAACACCAAATAGCTGAAATCGGTGAAGGCAACAAAGCAGAAATGGTAATACCTTTAACAAAACGTAACAGAGCAGTTCAACTTATTGAACAAGCAATGAAATATGTTGGTATGGATACTGGCAAAACAAACGTTACAGTTAATAATGATACTTCAACTATTGAAAAATTATTAAAACAACTTGTTAGAGTGAATGACCAAAATAATAAACTTACACAAACAATTATTAGTTTATTAGGTAACCAAAAACAAGGGTCTCCTAAAGATGCAGCAAATGTTATTTCACAAATTTTAGGAGAGAATATGCGCATGGCTAGTTATAGTCAAGGAGGTTAGAAATGGCGGAAGATAGATGGTTAAAAATCATAGATGATAATGGGACGACAAATGTGAACGACTACATTAGTAACTTTATATTTTTAGAAGCAAAATCGTCATATCCAACATCAGTTGAGGACAGTATAACGATTAAGGGCGTAGATGGTGAGCTACCAAGTGTAGCTTCATTCTCTCCTTTTCCTTTGGTTGTTAAATTTGGTCTTGAGGGTATGGATGAAAAAGATATTAACCTAATGGAACAGATGCTTAGAAATTTGTTTTATCGAAGAAAACCTTATTATGTAGTAACTTCAGATAATCCAGGCAAAAAATTTTTAGTTAACAATCCTGATATGAATCCAGATTATGCAGATTTTTCAGCAACACGATTCGATATGACTTTTATTGTTAAAAAAGGTTATTCAGAATCACTTAAAGAAACTGATCAATTTAGTTTATCTAGTGGAGATTGGCAATTTGAAGGCGGTGTGTTAGCTTATGAAGATATTAAGTACATGCATGATACGACAAGTTTCAATATTTACAATGGTTCGTCTGATGTAATCAATCCATTGCTAAGACATAAGTTCAAATTATTAATTAATATAGATGCGCCAAAAGGTTTTAAGATAACAAATAAAACGACGGGTGACGTATTCGAGTATAAGAAAGCTATTAAAAGCAATCAAAGGTTAACTATAAATGGTGTGCATCCTTTTATAAACAACAAACGTGTCGGGATTGATACTAATTGGCAGTGGCTCACACTAGATAAAGGCTTTAACGAAATTGAAATAACAGGTGAGAATATCAGTAATGTTCAAACACATTGGGTGTTCCCTTTCATATATAGGTAGGTGAAAGAATTGAGAGACATGGTTTTAAAAAATAAAAAGGGTACATTTGGAGAAATACTTGTAGATTATGACTTCGGTTCTTGGAAACTTAATTATGAAAAGAATAATGAACGCTCAATTGACTTCACTATTTATAAAACCTATTCAAATTCCGATTTGTTCGATGCTTTGCTTAATGAAATGTTGTTAGTTTGGGAAGATCAAGAATATGTTATCAAATCGACTTCTATTAAATATGATGGTGCAGTTGTATCTAACGATGTGACTGCTAAACATATTTTTATGGAGTTTCAAAATCATTATATTCAAAAAGATTTAGAAAATGAAGAAATGAACAATGAAGAAACTACAGACGAAGATAATAAACCGACAATGACACTTGAACAATATCTTGAATTTGGTTTTGAAGGTAACAAACTTGGATTCACTTATGAAATAAGAGGTAAATTCACTAATCGTGTTGCGATTGATGAATTAGGTAATAAAAATGGTATGGAATTTCTAACGGAAGGCGCAGAATTATTTAATTATATTTATTTTGCCGACAATAAGAAAATTTACATCTATGATGAAGAAACATTTTATCAAATGGCAGATATACCATTGATCTACAAATATAATTCAAGCGAAGTACAAGCAACAGTTACTACTACGGATGTTAAAACTTATATTCAAGGCTATGGTAAAAAGAAAACGAAAGCTGAAACGAAGAACTATAGTCCTGTTAAACCTAAGGATATAAGTTATTCAGGAACTTTCATCAAAGATGGCACTTGGAGAACAGAAATAGTTGGAGCAAGTTATTCAAAAGAAATCAATTGTAAGTGGGGCAATGAAATTCTCGAATGGACATTGAAGAAAATGGCTAAAGGTGGTTTACTCGATGTTTATTTAGACGATGAATTGGTTGGACGATATGAATGTTATAGCAAAACAGCTACGAGTGAGAAAATAGTTATCGCAAGAAATTTATCAAAAGGTAAACACACATTTAAAACGGTATTCAGAGGTGCTAAACCAGGCATTGATTATAAAAAGTCAAAACCTTGTATGTATGTCGGCACAGAGAAATCTACAGTGTTAAACATTACTGCAGTATTGAAAGGTACTGATATATATCATGCTTACGCTGAATATAAATCACCTAATTCAGACGCATTTGGTTTTGCAGAAGCGCCAACAGTGTTTGATGATAATGCGTTAGACAAAGATGAACTATTAAAGAAAATAAAAACTGAACTCAACGATCAACCAACAGTTGAGGTTTCAACTAACTACTTAGGTTCTGTCGAAGATAAGCATTATATTGGTCATGATGATATCAAAGAAAACAACACAATAAGGTTTATACATCAACCACTAGGTTATAATTTAGATTTAAAAGTTGTTAAACTCACTGCTTCACATCCATTAGTAAACGAACCAGTAGAAGTCGATTTCAGTAATTCACCAACCGACATTATAAAGATACAACAAGGTATAAGTAGAAACATTAAAAAAGTAAATAATTTAGTTAAAGGCGGTTCACTTGGTGGGTCGTCTTTTACTATGCCTGAAAATTACTCGGACATTGTGGGGGTGACGATATTAAATGACTGAAAATCAAATACCTAATAGATATTTAAGAGACAATGATGGTGACATATATTTACCAATGACGAGTCTTGAAAACATCGTTAATTTAGAAAAGCTGTTTGATAAATCTACTGATTGGGTTGAATTCACCCCTATAGATGGTAAACCAAACACAGAATTTAAAGCAGAGGGAGAAAACGGCTTTAATTGTTCATACAGAGAAATAAATATTTTAGATATAGTGAAAATAAAGAGCGTTAGAATTAATTTGTCAAATGTACAAAGTGGTATGACAATTGCAAATCTACCCGAAAACTTTGCTTATGAATCTCAATCCTGGCCAATTAGGACACCAAATAAACACTTGCCAGCTATTGTTTCATTAAGGCCAAATGGCAAGTTAACACTTGTGTTTAACAAACAAGACACGGAAACATGGACAGAATCAGATTATATATATGGATCACATACGTGGATAGAATAGAAAGGGTGAAGATATGAGATTACTTTTAGATTTTCCTATTGAAATAGGTCAACAGTGGAGATATAAAACGATTTATAATTTCAAAAACATACTAGATAGTTTTTACACGTTTGAAAAGAATTTCGAACATCATAAATCAGATGAAAAACATGCCCACAATGCTAAACAGATTGATTACAAGCTCTCAAATGTTCATGATGAATTAACTTATCAGGATGGACGTATTGAGGGCTTAGTTGTTGGTCATAATGGTGATGGTATAAAAGAAATTAAAGACAGTAGAACAGCTTTAGATGGTACTAATCAACCTTTACTGTCTAAGCGTTTGAAGTATGACTTTGAAATCATTAAAAACAAGATGGAAGAAAACTTTAATTATCTTAACAAGAAAATTGAACGTATTGTAAACGTCAATGATTACGGTGCAGATCCAACAGGCGAACAAGACTCTACACAAGCATTTAAAGATGCTTTAAGGGGTGGCAATGTCCATGTTCATATGACTGCTGGAACATATAAAATTACTGGTATTAAAATGCCAAATAATACAGTGTTGTCAGGTGAAGGAAAAGATATCACTATAATTAAGTTTGCAGATGAAACACCCGCCGAAAATATTGTAATTACTAACGAAGATATGACAGGTAATGCAAATAACATTGGTATTAAAGACTTTACAGTTAACGGTAATAAGTGGAGACAAGATAAAGCGTTTAAAGCTGCTGGTGGTTCGTTATCCTCTAACGTAAGATTCGCAGGGGTTAAACATGGTTTTGCAAGTAACGTAAAATCAGTAGATGCATTACTGCATGGCTTTGATGTTACTTATGCTAGTGATACTTATTTCTATGAAGGTGATGGCGTAAGAGTAAATGAAGATTTAGAAAGTAGATACATTCATATTGATAATTGTGAAGCAAGTGGTTTTGGTGATGATGGTATTACAACCCACCATTCAAGATATTTAATTATTACCAACAATTATTGTCATCATGCAACTGGTGGAGGTAATAATAACGGTATTGAAATTGATGACGGTTCACAACATGTCATGTTAGATAATAATATGACTGAAATGAACTATGGTGGTATAGAGGTTAAAGCGCACGCCCCTACATCAGCACCTAATAATGTGCTAATTAGTAATCATATGAGTATTCACGATTCACGTGCTTATAATTTAAGGCATATCGGGCATCACAGAGCGGGAGACCCTAAATCTAAAACAGCGCATAGTTTACTATTAAGCAATTGTACTGCTATAGAGCCTTACGACAATAAAGTTTATCCAAACACTACGCCACGTGCTTTAATTATCTCAGCGTATAGAAATGTACAAGTTAACAATTTTAGTGCAGTTGGTGATGGTAAATTCACATCGGGTCAACCAGCTATTGCAGTACAATTTATGAGTGAAAACATAATGTTGAATGGTATTAATGTTACTGGATTTAAAAACTCACAAGCAGATATAAAAATATTTGGTGGAGGTAACAGAGGTAAGAAAATCACTTTAAGTAACATCAATATTTGGAACTCTTCTCAAAATATTGGTATCGCTGGTGGTGGGAAGATTTATGATTTCCGTATTGTGAACGCCAACTTGCAAGGTCAAGGAACAGGTAATGGTATTGAATTGTATAACAACACTGCAGAAATTATCGGCGTAAATGCAGAGAATTATAAAAACGCCGCATATATTACAGAAAAAGCATACAAAATAGTTCCTACTGTAGTTAAAGGTGGATTTAGTGGAGGCTCTACTGGTGCAGGTGCAATTGCACAACGTTCAGCAGTGATTGCTTCTACAGGTAACTCATACGCTTTCAGTGATAGAAGTTGGATAGCAGGAGCGGGTGCAGGATCTAAAGCGTACGGTTCAAGAAGTGCAGTTCTTAACTCACTAGAATCTGAAACTTCTAATGGTAATCATACCCAGACAATACTCAATTCTCGAGGAGTAAAAACAGAAGGTAATTATTATTTTGTAATGGGTTATGGAACAAATGGACCACACAGAGAAAACACAAGTATTGAAATGCGTAGTATTAGTGGCAACATTAATACAAAAGGCACCGTATCATCTGGACAAAACTTTGGTGACTACGCAGAGTATTTTGAATCTCAATCGGGTCAAGAAATTCCTAATGGTTATATTGTTACATTAGATGGTAGATACATTCGCAAAGCTAACTCAAATGATAAACCTATAGGCATTATTTCTGGTACAGCTGGTGTCATTTTAGGTGACCAAATGTTTCATCATAAAGATAAGTTTTTAAAAGATGAATTTGGTGTTACGCAAACGGAATGGGCGACTAAAGAATGGCAAGACGATGAAGGAAATACTTATTCCGAAGAAGTAGAAGTGCCAATTCCTAATCCAGATTTTATTGAAAACGAAGGGTACGAAGATCGTTCTAAACGTCCAGAATGGAATGTAGTTGGGTTGATGGGTCAAATATTTACACGAGTTGATTCCACAGTTTCAGTTAACGACTATATCAAACCTAATAAAGGGATTGGAACTAAAGATAACAACAACGGTTTCTATAAAGTTTTAGAAATAACTACACCATATGAATCTGAAAAAGGTTATGGAGTTGCAGTTGTATTAGTAAAATAAGGAGTGATTATGTGAGTAACGGAATAGATAAAAAAGCACTATTTAAATTAAAATCTGAACCGTATTTAAAACCAATCTCTGATTTAGGGGTTGGTTTTTATAATTTAGATGAAAATACAGCAATCTTAAGATTTCAGTTAAGTAACTCAAAAGGACCACTGCAAATTCATAAAAATAATTTAACAGCTTATGCTTACTTTGAATCGAGTAATGGTAGTGTGTCAGATGTGATTGAGTTAGAAATAGAAGATTCTAATAAAGGCATTGTAACAATTACGTTAGATAGCGAATTCTTACACGCTAGTACATCAACGAGTGTTAAGGGTCAAGTTTATATTGGAGTTAACAATGTTGATGGTAAAGCCGAATATAACGAAGTTGCGGCGTTTAGAGAGTTCACGTTTGAAGTTGCAGACGCACTCATTAATAAAATTTCTGCGTTTACTAAAGTTGAATATATTAGAATGTTTAGCCAATTAAAAATGAAGATTGAACAACAAGTAAAAGATATTGAAGAAGCTATAGCAAACGGTGCAGATTATGTAGCAGAAATGAAATCAGTGTTACAACAAGGGATTGAAACATTAAATGCTATTGTTGCGAGTGGTAAATCAGATATTCAAGCTTACATTTCTCAAGCTAAGAGTGATTTAACCAAAGTTAAAGATGATGCTACAGAAGATATAACAACGGTATCTAACAATGCTAAAACAAGCGTTCAAGATACAGCTTCAAGTGCAGTGAATAATATTAATACGATTTCTACAGAGGCTACAGAACATGTAGACGCTAAAGTTAGCGAATTCAATCAAACAGTTGAGGATAATGGGTTTTTATCACCACAAATTTTAGATGAAGAATTAGGGAAGCTAACTTGGCAAAAATATAAAATGATTGAAAATGACGGGAAAAGAAAATATGTTCCTAATATTAGAAATACAGATATAACAACATTTCCAGCAGGTTTATATGAAATAACTACTGTTTCTGATACTGATTGGGAATTATGTAAAATTCCTAATTTTGATGGTATGAAGGTTGGTCATATAGCTACAGTAGACGTAACAGAAGGTTTAAACGGTCGTAAACAATTCGTATATAGGCATAATCACTACAATAGAGTTTTTGTAGCAACACTTCATACAGGGGGTTCTTGGAGAGACTGGAAAGAAATTACATCTGAACAATCTGACACTGGTTGGATTCCGTTTAAATTAATTAATGGCGCAACATCAAACACATCATTTAAAGGCGTAGAGGATAATGGGTTTGATTGTGCATATCGAATTGAAAAAAGAGGTAGCGTTACAGAAAAAACAATTAGGTTTAATGGTAAAAATCTGACACAAAGCCAGACGATTGCTCAATTGCCTAGTAATTTATTTAAAAACGCACATTCATTTCCTATAAGAGTTCCTACGTCTAATAACTATTCAGGTGGTTATATAACAGCTAGACCAAGCGGTGAAGTGAAGTTTTATATAAATGGTGATTCATCAACATGGAATGAAGCTGCATATATATATGGAGAATATTCGTGGAAAGAATAGGAGGAATATAAATGCATTTTAAACAAGTATATCTATATGACGGTACACCATTTCTTGCATTTGAAAATGAAGATGGAGAATACGAATATCCAAAAGACGAATGGACTGAAACACCCCCTCCAGAAGGGATTTATAGCCCTTTCTATTTTAATGGTAATGAATGGGTTGGATCTACCAAAGAAGAATGGGAATCAAACAAACTACCATATGAACCTACAGCTATTCAAATGCAGTTAGCAGATACGCAAATGCAGTTAGCTAAAACAGCTGTTCAAGTTAGACAAACGCAAAATCAATTAGCCGATGCAATGTTAGAGATTGCTAAATTGAAAGGAGAAAATTAATATGTATCCATCATTCGACAGTATTAAATGGTTTTACGATATCAATTGTTACACTAACGAGGATATTGCAGTTTACGTGCAGTTAGGTTGTTTAACTATAGAACAATACAAAGCAATAACTGGGTTAGATTATCCAGAACAACCACAGGCTTAGGCTTGTGGTTTTATTTTATAGAAAGTGGGTGAATCTATGGAAGGTAAATTTGAATTACCACAAAAACTAGCTACTTTATCTTTATTTGGTTTAGGTGTGTTTGTTGATATAAGAGGTATGTATTGGTTTGTTAATCAAGAATCTGTATTAAATGAAAGTGAGTTTTATAAAGCGTTACATGAAGTTATGCCTATATGGTTGTGGGGACTCTTATTGCTTATTTTCGGTACATGTTTAATTCTCGCAAGTTTATTTTTCGGCAAACGTTCTATTAACAATGTTTCCAATTACTTTATGTTAATAGGTGGTACAGGGAGCGCAATAATTCATTTCCTTATGGCTTCCGCTGGTATATATAATGCGATAAATTGGTTAACCCCAGCTCAATTTGTCGTTATGACAGCGTGGTTAGGTTTTGTAGGTTTTATGGGCGGTGTAGATATTTATGGCAGAAGATAAGTATGTACTACGTCATGAATGGGAAAACTCACGGGGGAAGATTCACCAACGAATTAATGATGTAGACAGAAAGCATACAGATAGTTACAACCAGTTACTGAACAAGGTTGACCAACAAACTTTATTGCAACAAAAGTCTTTTGAATCACAAGAAAAGTCAGAGAAACATTTAGAGAAGATAAGCGATTCTTTAACCACAGTTGGTACAAGAGTTACAGATTTAGAGTATAAGACACAAGCACATGGAGAAAAAATAACAAATATACAAGGTCAGTTAGATGCAGAGATGAAGGGTAACAGAGATGTACTAATAAAAATGATTGGTACAGCTGGTGTTATTGTGGTTCCTCTCATTGGCCTTGTAGCACAATTTTTCAGATAGGTCGTCACAGAGCAGTCACGGTCTTTTTACATTAATTAGGAGGAATTATAAATGGAACAAATTATCGCATTTGCTGGTGTTATCTCAGTTATCACAATCGCTTTAACGGAAGTTATCAAGAGAACGAAGACAATACCTAAGAACTTTATACCGATTGTTTCAATGGTAATAGGAATAGTCATAGGTGGCATCACAATATTCATACCAGAAATTGTAAGTGAATTGTCTGTCGCGGGTCGATTACTAGCAGGGTTAATAAGTGGACTTATGGCGACAGGTATTTGGGAAACATTCAAGAATAAAAATAATAAACAATCAAATCAATAATCAAACGTGGTCATGACAGAGCAGTCATGGCCATAAATTATATTAGGAGGAATTTAGTATGGCAGAGACATGGAAAGGCGTACCAGTTAGATATCAATTACTAACAATTGGTACAAGAAGACCAGGCAAGAAATTAAGAAAAGGAAAACCAGAATTTTTAGTTGCCCATGATACAGGTAACCCAAATTCAACAGCACAAAATAATGTGGATTATTATGAAAATACACATAATATTCAACAGGGTATTGCGTCAGCACACATCTTTGTGGATGACAAAGAAGCAATTATTTGTATTCCAGTTACAGAAGTTGCCTATCACGTATTACCTAGCACTACAATAGATAACGCTTGGTATGGCGTAGATGCAAATGATGGTGCAGCAGGCGTTGAGATTTGTTATTTCACAAATAAAACACGTTCACAAAAATCATTAGATAATGGTGCTCGTGTATTAGCTTATTTGGCTGAATATTGGGGCATTGATTACAAAACAGAAATGCCAGGGCATCAAGATATTCAATATGATAAATCAGACCCTGGTAATGCATTACAAGCTTCAGGATATGGTCGTGCAACGTCAAACTTAGATAACATCGTAGCTAAATATTATAAAAAAGATGAAAAACCAACAGAGAAAACGAAGTGGGATTGGGCAGGTACTTATTACCCACAACCTACGAACGATAAAGGAATTAAAGTGAGAAAATCACCAAGTACCAGTGGTACTTTAGTAGATAAAAATTCGTGGTTATACAGTAAAGATGATTGGGTTAATTTTGACCAAATTATCAAAGCTGATGACTATTGGTGGATTCGTTTTAAATATGTACAACCTGGTTCCAGTAAAGATTATTTCTATTGTGCAGTATGTCGCATTACTGATCCAAAAGAGAAAATAAAGAACGAAAAATATTGGGGAACAATCACTTGGAAGTAGAATTAACAACCAAATAGTTTGATTAATATATAGATAATGATAAAGTAGGTCGTATAGTTAAATTCTAATATTTAACTTAATTCCTTTTATTTATATAGTATAATTACAACCGCCCTAAAGGGCGTTTTTTTAATTTTTTAATGGATACGTTTACATTATATATTATATTGATTTAATGTTAATTTTATATTAACCTAATATTAGACATAGTTTTATAGTTTTCTATCTATTTTGGGATAAGCATTTACAGTTGCTTACTCCTTTTTTATTATTGTAATAAATATAATAATTTGATAACATGAAATTACTTTACTTTGTGTGGGAAACCAAATCCGAAAAGGCGCCTCTTTACAGGGGTGTCTTTTTTATGATATAAATTATTTAAGCAATGTATTATTGCTAACCATTCAAATATACCTTACTAAAAGAAGTAGATACGTTGTCCCGTGTCTGCTTTTTTTATTTATTATTTGTAAATTATGGAATATTCTGATAATATAAACATGGCCTTTCAAATATACTTTTCAATTCAACTCATTTTTAATTGTAATGAAACCACTCCTCGGAGTGGTTTATTTTTTATGTTTGTGTTAATTTTTACAGGGTAAAATATATTTGTGATATTAATCAGGTATATCACAATAGAAGAATTCATAAAGATTACTTTCTTTCGACTAGCGATGACTAGTTTCGATTGAAAATTCCCTGGTGACGCCCAATCACCGCTTTATTTATGTAGACTAGCCACCCTATGGGGTGGTTTTTTTGCAATTTTACACATGAACTAGTATAATTAAATTCCTACTTCTGTCTCCTGAAAATAAGAAAAGGGGGTTTAATATGATAAATATAATATCAGCAATCGGATCATTAGGCACTTTTATTATGGCCTTATTTTACTTTGTATCAGTATCAGTTCAACTTTACCAAATGAAAATTAGTTTTATACCAGCTTTGGGGTTTAATCAAATACTTTTAGAAAAAGATGGAAATCAAAAATTGAATTTAAGAAATACTACTTCAACTAATGAAGAACATGAGGATTATTTAAAGTTATATAATCTGGGTGGAGGAGCTGCTAAAAACATAACTGTTGAAGTTATGTTGGGTAAAGACAACGTAATTCAAAAGAAATACATTAATATGTTACCTAGTAAAGAAAGTTATATGTTGCCTATTAATAAAACTGTATTCGAGGAACTAGATGACACTATTCAAAATAATGGTTATGAATCAGATATGAATATCAGGCTAACATATTATCACAATGTGAGTAGAAAAAAACAAAAAGTATTATTAAAAGGTCATATTGATAATTTTAATACTTATGAAAATAAAGAAATATATGAACTGCAATTTATTTAAGATGTTTGTTATATACGGGTGTAAAACTATTGAGAGATAGCCCTGTCTAACAGACTTCCTTTTTCAAGATAATCTTTTTAAATTAGGTTGTTTTTTATTTTTATGATATAATTGCATTGTTTCTTGAAATATAGAAACTTCCTTTAAAGTTTGGACAGTCATTAATTCGGCTGTCTTTTTTATTTTATAATAATTTAGGCGTGATCATATTAAGGGTAGGCACTTATGTGCTTGCCCTATTTTTTTGTGTGAATATATAGTACAATTTAAAAAAACAGTATGCTCTATTGCGCAATATTAAGGAGGCTAAAATGAAAAAGAATATTTTTATATTAACATTAGTTGTTCTCTTAAGTATAATTTTGACTGGGTGTGATAATGCCAAAAAAGATGTACGAGGAGAATGGGAAGGAAAAAATAACAAGTACATAATAACTAAAGATACCATTACATATCAGTATAGCGAAGATGATAAAGATGTATATAATTATGAAGTGGTAAATGATAATGGGTCAACTGTAACAGTTGATTTACGTGATGAAGGAGATAAAAAGGAAGAAAGCTTTGCAAGAGAAAAATGGACTACATATAAAAAAGAATTGAAAATGTACGATGAAGAAGGAAATGTAATTGAAGCATATGAATCAGAAAAACCTTTCGATTATAAAAAATGGGCTGTAATAACTTGTATTATAGTTGCTGTTGTTTATGGATTATATAGACTGGGTAACAACGAAAATTAAAATTATATAATCTATTTTGTTTTTAAACACCCATACTAGTCACTGGGTGTTTTTTTATTTTTAAATAGCGTAGAACAATTAAAATAATGTGATATAATTTCAATGATATTATTAAATCGGAGGTTTCATAATGAAGTTTTTTTCAAGGTTCTTAAGTAAAAATCAAGATTCAACGTTAAATGAATACTTTTGGGTTCATTTAATGTCAACTAGAAGAAAGAAAGCAATTACTTTATTGATTATTGCTATAGTTTTTTTATTTAGTTTGTCAACTCACATGGGACAAACTAACACTTCAAATGTCTTTAAAAGTGACGAAAAAGTAGCTAAAAGTAAAATAGAGAAATACATAGACAGCAATAGAGAGTTAGCAAGTTTATTAAGTAAAGGGAAAAATGGAAAAGCTTTAGAATTAGCTTATGATAACCAATCTTATTATGAAGAAACTATTTTAAAAGACGATTATATTAAGGATAATTATGATACAGGTGATTTAGAAAATTACTTAATGGAGCCTTTAGATACATCAACAGGTGGTGTAATGGACGCTGAAGCAACTTACGGTGAACATAGCGGTAAAACTAGAGATATGATGGCTACTGCAGGAAATTATCTTGATGAAAGAATGGATGAAGCAGAGGAAGAGTATTTGTGATAATTGTTTTTGGGTTAGCTGTTTCTGCAGTTAACTCTTTTTTTATATACACACAAGAACAAGAGTTCTACTATGCTCATGAGGTGATGATATGAAAGTAATAAATACTAACGCACCATATGAATATAAAAATGAAACTGATATTGATAATTTTTCTAAGAATAATATAAGTATTATGTTTAGAAAGAATTTAAAGGGCTATATTATAAATGCACTCCCGAATCTTATTCTCATTCAAACCTCCACGCCCTCTTTATTATTTTAGGTTCCTCAACTTTTAATAATAATAGAGGGTGTTTTGGTGTGTGAATAAACACTTGAACACTTTACGAATGTGTAGTATAATTATATATGTAAGGTTGAGATACACCTTACAGACTTCAAGTGAAAGGAGGGTAAAGCCTTGATCCACTTGATAAAAATAGCGCTAGAGCAACCAATATCGCTTTTGATACTGATTTCCCCAGCGCTATTAAAACAACTAAGACTATGGCATCTAGGTTATCTAAACGCCAATAAAGATAACCAAGACAAGTAATCAACTGGAGCCTTCGGGCTCCTCCTTACACTTGAAGTATATTACATTTATCGGAGGTTTTCAAATATGACATTTCAAATGTATCTATCAATATTTATTTTATGCCTACCGTTGTTATTATTCATAGGAAGAAAAACACATTTGTATTTTTTGAATAAAAAGATAGAGCGTGATAATTATGAGTGAATACAAACAGACAATTAAAAAACTGATTGAAAGTGATTTAACTGGTTATCAGATATATAAAAGTACAGGTATTAGCCAAACGGTTATATCTACATTAAGAAATGGAAATCGTGATATAGACAATTTAACTTTAAAAACAACTGAAAAACTATACGAATACGCAAAAGCCCACCTAAATGAATAG